CTTCAGTCGAGCGTTCTAGTCCATAGACGCTCGAGGGCTTTGCCCATGGGTCGGGAAGGAACCCTCCCGAAGTAGAAAAGAAAATTTGTATTTTCCTCTCCACGTCCCGAATAGTAGAATCGTACTTCATGTTTGATCCAAGCACGAACGTCGATCCTACTTTTCGTCCGAATCTTTGGCTTGCCATCCTCACAGAGGGGGCAGACGGGTCCAAAGATCCGGGGGGAGCTCTAAAATAGAACTCCACGGAACGTACACGGCTCACAGATTGTCTATATCCCTCTTTGAGAGATATACGACGTTCTGCTGAGTCGGTTAACGCACAGTTAGACAGAAGTTCCAATCCTTCAGCCCGCCATTGCGAGTCTGCGGAAAGGACCTTCTTGACCCAGTCGGCGGCTGACTTGTCCAGTAAGGACTGGCCAGACGCGCCCAAGGGGGCAAGTCCTAGCCCGATGATCAACTCCTCTTTAGGACGTTGTGAAAGGTAGGACAGCCACTGTACGTGACGCAGAGAAGCTCTCTTCGGTGAGATGGTAAGACCAATCCCACCGTAGGCTTCTGGTGCGCCTAAAGGCAACCCAAGTCGTTGTGCAAGCATCCACGTATAATAATACGGGGATAACTTCCAAAAGAACTTGGGTATCCTCCTCGTAGGACGCGAGGGATCACCGCCAAAGGCGGTGGGTTGAGAAACCCACGTAACGTGACCCTTGCTCCCTCCAGGAGGTGCCACCAAGACTGACGTAGGCCAGAAAGGAACTTCGAACCCGTTTTGAAGGGGGATTTCAGCGATGATACCCCTTGACAAATGGTAGAAGCACTTTTTCCATGAAACTTTCACGGAAAGCTCTTCCAACTTTGTATAATACAAAGTTCGCCGAGCCCTGGTCCAGCGCGGGAGTACGGCGTCATCGCCTATTCCCTTCAGCTTGGCATCGGTACGATTCAAACCACGATACCATCTCCTACGCTCCTTTGGAGTGTAGGGGTAAACCTCAAGTGTCTGCTCTGCGGAACACAGAGTAACCAACATAAGGGGGGGGAAAGATGTGGGATCTCCCATCATCTGCCCCGTGGTTGTAATCGTACCCGGTAGGCCATTCAGGTCGTCAAGCCAGTCATTCCAATAAAGGAGTATGTCCTCGGCGTGGCCCAGACCTGTTAAGCCTGGCCCCATTTTCTTGACCCTGACCCCGTGGAACATTTCCGCGGGGTGATCGTCAAGCAATGGAGCCTTCGGGTAGTGTGTTAGGAGTGAGACCGGCTCGCAAAGAGTCGGGTCACACGTGAGGATCTTCTTGGGGCCAAACAGCTTGGAAAACCAACGTCTGTACGGCGCCAAAGAAGAGTAGCGATCTGCTAGTTCTTCATAGAACCCTCTGGTGAGCCACTCAGGGTGGTAATCGGTGGCCGCGGTCGCGTCCTGGGAATCCCAGGGACCGTCCTCGCCCCTCATATCCATTCTGAGGTCACCTCCTAACGCCTCCGAAAATCTCGGGTCGCGAATCATAACATGGTCCGCGACTCGACGAAG